ATGAAGTGACCACCGTAGCCATACTGGCGATCCTTGAGCCTCGCAGCCCAGTCTGCGGGCGTAGCGCACTCATCTGAACCAGAGAGCGCCTCGATGTAATTGATGCGGTCACCGACCATCTGCCAGACCCACACCTTCTGGTTGAGCGGAGCGCCAACATCCCATGAGGTGTAGACCGGCAGTTCCTTGAACCAGAGGATGTCGTTGGTCACTCGTTTCTCAGCGCGGGCCTTTTCAAGTGACCGCACATAGATCGCCCCCGGACGTCCCACGTTGAAACTGCATTCGTATTCTTGCTGATAGGCATTCTCGGTCGTGCCTTTTCTAATGTCATCGAGTTCGGCAGCAGGAATGATCCCCGACTCGCTCGCACGTTGCATAAGCGAGAACCACTCGCTGTCCGCGCACGCCCTGTTCCACTGCTTCCAGAAGAGATTCCTGCCCTTCGGCGTTCCAACCCATGTCGCCCATCCATTGTAGTCGGTGAGCGTAGGTCGAATGACAGAATCCCATGCCGCTGGGTCAAGGTCGGCTGCTTCGTCCATAACCACGCCATCCAAATAAATTCCGCGCATGCGCTCGAAAGCTTCGCCAGAGTAGAGGCGAATCGTAGCTTGGTTGTGGAAGGTGATCGCGAGATCGGCCTTGTTAATGACCACGCCTGGTATCTGCGAGGTGAACTGGACAAGATATTTCCACGCGATGTCCTTGGCCTGCTCGCGGGTCGGAGCCACATAGGCATATCGGAGCGGTGGCCCGCTGCGCTTATGCTGTAGCGCCTTCACGATGAGGTCTTGGATGCACACGAAGCTCTTGCCAGCGCGGCGATGCAGGACCATCACGGCCCAGCGTTGCGTTCGGTGCAGATAGCTCGCCAACTGAGGGCGAGGCACAATGGCGATGTTAATTTTGGCCACCGATGGTGAGGTTGATTTCCAACGCACCGACGATGTCGAGCTTCTCTGGTTCGTTCCACCCCATCGCCTTCGCCAACATCTCGCCGTATTTCGCGCACGTTGAGGATTCTGGCGGCATTTCCATGAACCGCTCGCGGAGTGTTTCGAGGTAAGTCTCTCGCTTGTAGGTCATCTTCGATTCCACCTTGGCGCGGAGTTCTTCCACTCTCTTAGTGATGTCAGCATTTTTCAGTAATTTCTCACCGCTCTGTCCTGCTCCATTTTCGGAGTAACCGGCTTTGACATAGGCTTGAGTTATTGAGAGACCGCTCGCATAGGCTTGGCAGAACGCTTCTTGTTTGGGGTTGATCTTCATATTTGTTGGGTATCAGTCGAAACTTGTCTTGACAAGAATGTTGTTCCCCCTTTTATAATCCCCACAGCTTCGCGTATTTCAATGGTCGTCATTTCTTGCGCTTTCGTTTTGCACTTGGCTTGGCGGAACGTGATTTCGATGGTTTCCGGGTCGTCGTCTTCGATGAGGTGAGCGTAGCGGAGTTGGTCGATGAGAGGCTTGCAGCCGCCCGCATAATTATCGGCATCGAGGAGCCGCACGGCATGGCGCGTAATGATGAGAGTAGTGCGAGGCGTGCGCGTTTTTTCTCCTTTTGGAGGAGGGTCCAGTGCTGGCCGAGCAGGCGGTTGAGGCTTGGGGTTGTGTATCCCGGCAGTTGAAGAGTGAGAGTATGATCCATCTGGGTTGGGTCTGTATCCGAGCTTTTCGAGTTGGTCATGGGTCCAGTTCACTGCGCCTCCTTTTTCAGCAGATCGAGGATCGCTTTAAGCAACCTCGCTTCCTCCCTCGCATCGTCGCGCTCGCCGCAGACCTTGTTGATTGAAAGCATATGCTTGGTGGCGAGGTTGTCGCATTGCTGCCGCAAAATGTCGCGCTGGCGCTCTAAACTCTGCGCCCACCCGGTTGGCACGACATGGTTGCCTCTGGCGATGTCATCTGTTTGTGGTGTCTTCATAATTTAAAATAAAAATTCTTGGCGGCGACGAGCGGCTTCGATTTTGCGGCGTTCCGGCGTGGCTTGCCAAAAGCGTTTGCAGGCGGCGTCAATGTCGCCCTCCAGCTTGGCCCACCACCTGTCCGCCCGGTCGGAGCCGCAGGATTCTGTCCCTGCGGCCCCTTGGCATACAATCTCGCGATTAGAACGAGATTTCTTCTTCATTTCGGGCGATTTTGAGGCGTTCGTTGAGGTCGGCGATGCGGTCTGGAGCAAGGGTTTCCGCAGCACCTTCCAGCGGGTTGATCCACTTGATCTTGAATCTGGCCTCGCCGTTGTATTCCTCGGCCTCCACCGTGATTTTGCACCTCTGGTTGAGGAACGGCGATTTGCCAGAGGAGAGTGAGGCGATGTCCCACTCGCGGCCAAAAGCCTCGTCAAGGGTCTTCGCCGTCCGTGTTGCCGCCTTCTCCGATAGCCAGCCCTGCCAGACGATTTCGCGCCCATGCTGGTCGCTGGCCGGATCGTCAATGAGGAGCGGGAGACGGATGAAATCCGTGCCGGTCTTCGTCTTGCCGAGCCATCCGTTGCCGGGTTGCTTCACCTTGGCAATGAATTTGCCTGCCGAGGTGACGTATTTGGTTTGTTCTGCGAGTTCGTGTGTTGTCATTTTTCTGCGTTGATGATGTTTGTAAACTCCGATAACCGCCGGAGGATCGGCTCGCCCCTGTCGGACGAGAGCATTTTTCTGATTTCACCCTTGACGGCATTCGCCGTCCAGATGATGGGCAGTTCGTGGGAGGATCGGTGTTCCAGCAGGTCGAAGAGTTCTAGCTCCGACCGCTCGGTCATCTTCTGCTTACCGAGGTCATCGAGGAGCAGCACTTTGGTGCGGCGGCAGCGGGCGAGCGTGTCCTCGGCCAGCGCCTTGGATTGGTTGTCATCATGCCACTGGTCGGCGCAGGCTTTAGCGAATGCCGTTGAGGTTATCCCGAAGACCCGCAGTCCGCTGAAATGCAGTCGCTTGAGCAGTATCCATGCCGCTCTGGTCTTACCGCAGCCCGCTGGGCCAATGAGGCCCATTCCAACTGGGTTATACTGCCATGCCTCGCATTCGCGCAGGAAGGCGCTTGGAATGCGTCCGATGTCGCTTTGGCGGTAGAGTGGTGGACATAGGGCATGGAATGCCTCCTGCCGCCTCTCCTGCTCCGCTGCGGCCTGCTCCTCGCGGAGCTTCTCGGAGTGCCGAGCGAGGCAGTCCTCGCACAGCACTCGGAGGTTCGGGAAGTAGCGCGACACGTTTTCATCTGGTAGCGGGACCGACTCGAAACATTCCTCGCTCGCACAGGGTTGGTAGGTGGTCACCATTGCTCGACCTCCTCGACTTTGGCTGGGGCCAATGCCGGTTCCACCTTGTTGAGCCATCCGATGACAAACATCCGGGTCTTCTTGCGTCCGGGGCGGGCGAGAAGCCATGCATCCATTTTGCGAGACTCGGCCTCGACATCGACATTCGGGTAGTGCCTCCGCATTTCAGCCCAGAACTCCTCATCGAGAAGATAGGATTTTTTCGGAGCGCCTACTTCTACTTTAGTAGAAGTATTAGAAGATGAAGATGAAGATGAAGAAGAAGGGGTTGGCTTTTGCTTAACCTCGGTGGATAAGCAAACGCCAACCTTCGGGTTATCCTTCAAGGTTGGGTTGCCACCGAGGTGACCACACGCAGCCCGCTTATTACGAAGCTCTTCGTCCCGAATCATCCGGCGCGAAAAGATCACACCCTCCTCGTCGGTCTCGAAAACGCCAGCCTCGGCGAGTTCTGCCAGACACCCTTCCGTTTCCTGCAAGGTTAGCCCGCACATACGAGCAAGGTTGGGTGCAAGGATAACCTTATGGTTAACCTTGAGGTAACCATAGGGTGAACCTTCATGCATGAAGCAAAGGATATCCATCCAGAGTCCGCGAGCCGCCGCGCTACAGGACCGCAGCCCTGTGTCGCGCAGCCAGTCGCCGGGGTAGAATTGAAATGCTGGGCGCTTAGTCATTTCCCACCTCCAAGAATTCTCCATGCTGTTGCAGCCACAAGTGGAACTTGTCCGTTGCCAATGGCTTTAATGCGCTTTGACCTATCGGCCACATCATCCTCTCTTCTTGCCAAGAGGGGTTTAATGTCACCCTCTCTGCCATTGAATTGGATGTTAGCCAACTCTTGCAAAGAAATCTTGCTACCCGATCCCCCTTGTATAATTTTGCGAGAGATGCCGGTTTTGACCATGTGTCTCTGCATTCGGAGGCTACTGGGGTAGGCCAAAATCCATATCCTTTTTCTGTAGTGGTTTGCTCCAACATTATTCGCTCCAATAACTCCCCACGATGCATCATACCCCATTTCGGCAAGGTCACCGATAACCACGGCAAGACCTCGCTCCACAAGCAACGGTGAGTTTTCCATGAATGCGTATCGAGGTCGTATTTCACCAATGATTCTAGCCATTTGTTTCCATAGACCACTTCTTTCCCCATCAATTCCTGCCCCCCCTCCTGCGCTTGATATGTCTTGGCAAGGGAATCCTCCGCAGACAACATCGACTTTTCCTCTCCACGGAGTTCCGTCGAAGGTGCAAACATCGTCCCAGATTGGGAACTTTGGAAGGATTCCATCCCGCTGCCTTTGCAGCAGGACTTTCTGGCAATAAGGTTCAATCTCGACAGCACACACTGGGGTATGTCCGAGAAGGATGCCGCCGAGGATTCCTCCCCCTGCTCCAGCAAATAAGTGTAGCTCATTCACATGCCCCCCCTACCAGCGAATACTCCGCGACCCGCTTGCCCGTGGTTGTCTTAATCTTGCGCTCAGTGATCGGCCAACCCGCCTTGCGAAGCTCGCAGACGCGAGCCGCCAGCCGGAAGCAACCGAATAGGTTCAGCGCATCAATCGGCGTCACCCGGTGACCGCCGCGCAGGTAGCCCAGTATCGCGTTCGCCTGCGTAGGGCGGGAGTGACCGAATTCTAGTTCTGGCTGGGTCATTTCACCCTCGCTTTCTTGTCCTCGACGAGTTTGACGATATCGGCCTTGCGTTGGGCATGCTGCTCCTTCACCGGCATTCCCATCTTCTCATGCCACTCTCGGTACGCCTTGCCACCCATGTCGTCGCCCATCGCCTTCACAAGGTCATCGAGGCCCGACTTCCCCGCCACCGCTGCCGAGACGATGGCGATCCTGTCGAAGTACTCGCTGCCGGTCTGGTGCTGTAGCTTCCATCCGGGTAGCGCCCCGCCATCGAGCAGGAGTTGCTTTGCCGCATCCTTGAGAGGCTTGAGAAACTCTTTCTCAAAAATCGATGCCGCCTTCAGCACCTTCGCCAAGCGAGTTGGATCGGCGAGGACGTTCTGCCGCACCTCGGCCAATGAGACCTCCGACTCCACTGCCGCCAGCGTCTGAACCACCGGCTCAACGACCTGTTGGCATGTGTCCTTCTTAATACACCATGAGCAGTACTCATTCGCGCAGGGTTGCTTGTTTGGATCGTTCACCGTCTGAACTATTCCGTTCACCCAAGCATCCGCCTCATCGTAGGTGTAGCGGTAGTGGACAACCTCTTGCTGGTCGCAGAACAGCAACACGCACTCCCACTCATTCACGAATTCCCGCGCCATGTTGCCCAAGGCGTATGCCGCCTGCTGCTTATGATACGTTCGTGGCTGGCCCGACTTTAGGTCCATGGAAAGGCAAAGCGCCTCCACCCGCGCATCCTCCGTGCCGACATGGGAGAGGTGCGGGGTAACAACCTTGAGTTGCGACTCATCGCTGATGATCGGATGACCCTGCGCCAAATCCTTGGCAGTCGTGACCGCCCACATGACTGAGTCCTGCTCCAAGTCGGAGAGCGCCAAAAATGGCTGGCGCTCGCCCATGAGAAGACCCCGGAAGGCCAAATCCATCCGAGTCCCACGCTCTGCCGCAGGGCCAGAGACGGGGTTGCTTTCAAAACAAGGACACAGGTCGAGCTTGTCGAGAGCGGAGTGGCGGATCGTCGCGCTCATCTTTGCACCTCCGATTCCTTTTCAATGCGCTCAATGTCTTCTGCCCGGTATTTGGCATCACGACCCAGCTTGTAAACTGGAAGGATGCCAGCGGCCTCGCGGCGTTTTAGTGTGGAAATTGATACCTCCCAACGCATCGCTAATTCCCTTCGCGTTACAAAAATCTTTGGAATTGTTTGGATCATGCGACCTCCTTCAGCACGGCTTCCAAGAATCGTGGCGTGTTCGACAGCACCCGGTTGCGGTAGCCCTCATCCGAAATGTCGCGGAAGGTCTGCCCCTCGGCGATCTGGCCTTTGGCAATGAGAAATGCGTTGACCTGCTTCTCATGCTCGAAAATGCGCTTCTCCAACTCGTCCGCCCATGAGGTATCATTTGATACCACCTCGGCCTCGATGACAGGTGTCGCAGGAACTGCAACAGGCTCGACCACCACCACCGGCGCTTCGATGACCTGCTCGACCTTCACTGAGCGTGGCGCTGTTCTAGGCGCATCAAACTCGCCAACCTCTTCCGGGGTGTACATCCCGTTGAGTACCGCAGGGAATGTCGCACGGACCCCCTCGCTGATCACCCTCGCCCGCAGCATTTGCCGTGGATACGAGCGCCAGTTGTCTTTGCCGCCCAGCCCCGCCGCCTTGGCCCGCGCCATGTCCCAGTCGATGCGGAGCGATCCGCCCGCAGGGTGGCTGAATGTCGCCGCCACCTTCTCGTTGGTATGGTCGTGCCACTCCACCCGCCCGCCGCTCTGCTGGAATCTCGCCAGCATTGAGTCGCTCTTGAGCGATGCGCGGCCTTGGATAATATGGTAGTCGCTCGCCACCGATCCGGGGTGACGCCCCTCGGCAGTCGCCACGATCATCAAGGCGAGTGCTTGATCCGCTGTCTTCATGCCGAAGAGGCCCGATTTCACGATGGCGTTGGCCATCACCTGCATGTCGCCCAAGGCGACTTGTGTGTTGACTTGTTGTGTCAGTTGTGTATTACTCATTTTGTTATTACTGCTTTTCTTGTGGTTTAACTTGCCCCGTTGGATTGCCGTCCTTCGGGGCGCTTTTCTTGTGTTGAGGACAATCAGTCCTCGAAATCTTCAAATTCACGCCACCGGCGCCGGCGCTCGGCGTGGCGGCGATACCTCGCGAGAATGTCTGCCTGTCCCAAGCGATAGCTGGCATAGCAGGAGCCGAGGGTCAGTACCGCGAGAGCGAGGCCAAACGTGGCGCTCATTTCGACACCCTCCATGCGACCGCGACCAATGCGAGTGCCGGTCCCACGGCAAAAAGGAAATCAAGGAAGTATCCGATGGATCGGCAGACGTAGGCGGGGTCGCTCACTTAGCCCTCCTGTTCGTGGTCGAGATTTTGCGGCGGCGATACCAGTTCTCCAGCACGGCCCTCGAAATGCGGTGACCGACTCGGTTTCCGAATGGTTTCGACGCCTCAATGTCGCCCGATTCTAGCAGGCGGTAGATCGTCTTTTTCGATACCCCCATGAGGATCGCCGCCTCCGTTGTCGTTATCTCGTCATTTGTTGTCATATTGTATATGGGTTACTAAAACCTTTGGTAAAAAAAACTAAAGACATAGACATGTAAGTGCAGCATTGACAGAGGTTACTAAAACCGCTTCCAAAAAAAACTCAACTTGGCGACTAACTGGTCTTTTGCTTTTTGATGCCACCACCCGAACTCGCTCGACTAACTCCCTTGGAAGTCTGACGCTGAACTGCATCTTTTGTTGCTTGCGCGATTGCGATGTAGTCGTCTGGCGTGAGTTCTGTGTTGCGTGTGGCATGAGTAAGAATTTCTTCAATGAAAGCGGTTATCGTCAAACCACGCGATTTCGCGGCTTTGCGAACCCGACGAGCAAGCGTTCTCGGAATATAGAATCCGATCACTTCTTTATCAGCGGCGTGTTGGTTTGGCATGACGAGAAAATTTCTACTCTAGGTTACTATAACCTCACAACAATTATTTTTAATGGGGTGATCACCTACCCAATTAAAACTATTGACATCCGCATAAATACTACCTCTGCGGGCGAAATTATTTTTTCACCTTTGCTCTGTTCTCAAGCACTTTTGCAATGAGACGCTCCCGATTTTTTTGATACCAATCTGATTTGCGTTTCGCCTCGGCGTTCTTGAAAGCGAGGTCGGCGGCGTACTTCGTCCTGTACTGCCGAGCCATGAATTTCTTCTGAATTTTCTTGTCTTGGTATGGCATATTAAATCCTCCACCACGCCTTCTCATCCGCTCTGGCAGCAGGAACAGCGTAGACACGTTGCACCATCGCCGAGTTGGAATGCCCCATCTGGAAGGCAGTCAGATTTGGACTCTTGCACTTCGCCAAGTGATAAGTCGCGAACGAATGCCGCAACGAATTCTCTGGGAACCCATCCCAGCCTAGTTGCGCGGCCAACCGTCTGCGCTCCTCGTAGAATGCACGCGCACTACCCGGAACAATGCGCCCCTTCTTTCCAATGAAAAATTTCTTTCGCTTATTCATCGGTTCCGTGAAATCCACGATACGGTCCATCATGCCGTCATGCTGCTTGGAGACCTCCGGGCGAACATAAACCTGCCCCGCCTTCACATCGATGTCCTCCCAGTTCATGCGTTGAACCTCAATCGAGCGCAGGCCCGCGAACCCGCCCAACAAAATCGATGCCCGCATCAAGTCACTCATCTCCGCATCCAACAGCGCTCGCATTTCCTCAGCATTGAGGATGCCCTTCCGCGACCTCGGCTTTGGGCAGTCCACCGCACGAAACGGCGACTTGTCCAGCAGGTCCATCTTCACGCACCAGTTGAAGAATAGCCGCACATACCGATACACCGTGGCCCGCTGCGTGTCCGACCCCTTGAGTTTGCCGAACCACTCCACCATCATCATCGGAGTCACCGCCTTCAGCGGGCAGCGTAAATCTCGCGACAACCAACCGCACACTTTCTCCACCTTCTCGCGATGGGATTTCGATTTGTTGAGGAAAAGCGGCATGAAGATTTTCGCAGCACCGGCCAGCGATGGCCCGTCCTTTTCCTCCAGCGAATCGAGACCTCCCTTTTGTAGTTGCTTTAAAATGCGAGGTGCGTCAGACCATGCCTGTCCTTCGGTCTGATAAAAGTACCGCAACCGCCGCCCAGCCACCTTTGCTGGGATATCAAGTTTCCACGGTGAGGTGCGGCGAGTCTTATCGAACGTAACTTGATGAGTCATAACTGGACACACCTTGTGCCACTTGTGCCCAATCTTCAACCTTTATTTGTCCAAACAAGTAAAAAGGAGTCTCACGGAGTCCAGACACAAGAAACCCGCAGAGTCTGTATTAGAGAGCTTCTGCGGGTTCATCTTTAAGAGATTACCGGCGGTCGGGATCGAACCGACACTCATTGCTGAACGAGATTTTGAGTCGCCTTCGGTGCGTTGTTTTGCAGTTATTTGGACATGCTTGTGCCAGCTTGTGCCAACGCTTTTGTAACTTTTTGATGCTTTTTTGTAAGTAATTGATCAACGACTTACGGAACGCGATTCTCGCTCTCTGCGGGAACGCGACTATTTAAACAACAGGGCGGATGCGGATGAAATTTCTGGCGAGTGTTTTGTGGCGCACCTTTCGCCAAACCCCGTCTCCCGATTCCGAGTCTCGCTCGCCACGTCCATTCGTGTTTCCTTCCAGAGTCACGATCTGGTAACCGGAATCGCTTTCGACGATGCCGACATGCGAGAAATCAAATGTCACGATGTCGCCGGGCTTGGCCCACTCGCGGTCGTGCAGGATGATTGTCGTCTTCGGGCGGGCTTTGGCCCAGTCGAGCATGCCGTAGGCGAGCGCCGTCTTTGGTCGCCATTCCTCCGGCGTGGAGGATTGGAGGTTGAGCCACTCGCGGACGCCGGGCTTGTCGAGCCACTGAGCCACGCACCAGTCAACGAATGCCGCGCACCACGGCCAATCATCGGGCTTGAGGTTGGTCGCTTTTTGAAAGTTGCGGATCGCTGCGCCGTTGTTGTTGCCGCCTTGCTCGCGGACTCCGACTTGCGATGCCGCGATTTCTGCGAGGAGGTGGTTCATTTGTCTTTGAGGGCTTTTGCCTCGCCGAATTTCGACCAGGCGTGATTGAGATTCTGATCTCCGGGGAGATCGGGGTTGGTCAGCGGAATGTATTTCACCGACACGCTGACTTGCAGGTTGCCGAGTTCGCCTCGCCGGTCACCGAATGGAGGGACCGGAACGCTGACGCAGGAGGTCAAGAATGCCAGCGCCACAAAGGCTATGACGATCAGTCCTGCGGCGATCCGGCGTGGCCTCATCCCTTGCGAAAGATGTTTATCGCACCTACAAGGCCGAGGCCCGCGCCCACGATGGCTTCTTGATGCTGCGGACTAAGCGACACGCCGAGCGCGGTGGCGACCAGCAATATACCCCTCCACGTCGAGTTCTCCGAGAGACGATCCAATATGTAGAAAAGTGCTTTCATAGTCATGGTATCAGTCAAAACTGACAAGCTGTCAATCTTCTGTTGTTGCGTTCTTTGCCACACCGAAGAAGTCGGAGGCAATGTGTGTGAGCGCTGCGGCTGCGGCTGCGCTCTGGTTGAACATTCCCATGAGAGAAACCATGCCGTCTATGTCCTTGAGGACGCCTTCCATGTCACGTTCGCCATCGATGATGTCGGGGATGTGCTTGATGGCCCGGACGCCTCGCTCAAAGTTGATGAGGTCGGAGCTTTGGTGGTATTGGCCGAGTGCGGCGTTGATGCCCTTCTCGATGTAGTCGCCGAGGTATGGTATGCCCTGCAAGGGTTCCGTAAGCATTGCCACGCCGAT